AAGACAGACCTCTACGCCATCGCCAAGGCCCAGCAGGAACTCCTGACGAGGGCCATGGCCCAATTCGCCGCCGTAGAACAGCAGCGCGACGACGCCATCGCCGTCGCCGAAAGCCTCGCAGACCTCGCCCGATCCAACGCTGAGGCCGCAGAGCGCCACTTTCAGACACGCTGACCATGGACGCCCTCCAACACACGCCTGATCTGGCACAACCACCAGCGCAGCCAAGTAATGATCTGACAGAGGCCGTGACGCTGCGAGACCTCATTCGCGACGGACTCACCGTCGAAGCGGCCGGCCGGCAGCTGAAAATGAGTCGTTCGACGGTGTTTCGGCGCTTGCAGCTCATCGAGGAAGACATTGATCGCGGCGTGCTTAACCTATTGACAGCTAAGGCGTTAGACCGCGTCGATGACTGGGAGAAAGCGAGCCAGCAGGCCGCCGGCAAGGGTGATCACCGGCCCGCGAAAGACTGGCTCTTGCACGCCAAAGCCATCGATCCCGTCAACGATGGCAGCCAGGGCCGGATGCAGGTGGCGATTATGATTGGCACCCCGGAGCAGCCCATCCGCCTGAGCCCGCCGCAACAAGTCCTTGAGCCTGAGTAGGTTAGGGTAGGCTGCACACTCTGGCGGTGTAAGGCAACAATATATGCATTATCAGACGCTGCGTATAATGGGCGCAATTACGCAGGGTTTCGCTTTCGTTGTGCGGATTCTGGGGGCGAAACGCGAAGGGAAAGCGGGCGTGATCACCCCCTACCCACCCTCCCCCCCCCCCCGCCCGGTCGGCGCGCAGATCCAGAGTAGGTTCCGCGGCCATGCCTCGGCCTGTCCAGCCACAGGATTTTTACCCTGAAATGGGTGCTGCAAGCGTGTAGGCGTATAGGGGTAGAGTCGTGGTATTTTGTAGCCCTATAGGGGGATTTAGGGCTATGAAGACGATTCAGATTTCGGACGAGTTGTGGAAGCGGTTACGGATTGAGGCGGCGGTCAAGGGCGTGACGATGCGGGAGGTGGTGGAGGGGATGGGGCGTACGTGGGTGAGCCGTCGGCCGGACGTGGTGGATGAAGTGTTAATGGAGGCATCCGCGAGGGTGCAGGCGTTGGGTCGGGAGTTGAAGGTGGAATACGAGGAGGGGTGATGGCGAAGAAGCGCAGCGACGAGGACGAGCAGGTGATTCGGGACGAGGCGTCGGCGCAAGAGGCGTATGCGGGGACGGCGCAGGGGCAGCGGGAGGCGACGATGGATGAGCGGGTGGCGGCGGCCATCGGGCAGCATCCAGAGCCTGTCGAGACGCCGGAGCCGACGGCGGCCGCGCAGTTTCTCGTGGAGGCCCGGGAGGCGCAGGCGGTGTTTGCGAAGGGGGATCCGATTTCGCCGGATGTGCTGAAGGGGCTGGTCTCTCGGGCGGTGGGGCTGGTGGCGGCGTCTGAGGAGACGGCGACGAAGGCGTAGCCCCTCTCTCTCTCTATAGAGTGTGCGCGCATGACCTCTGAGCAGCTCGCGGCGGCCACGCAGGCGTCCCACGTCGTCTGCTGCCTCTGCGGGGGGCATCGGCTGAAGCGGATCAAGACGGACGGCGCCTGGACGCCGTGGATGTGCTTCAACCATGCCTGCTGGCAGCGGCTGATGTCGTGGGCGGTGACGCAGACGAGTGCGGGGAAGACGCCGACGCTGAAGAAGTGGCTGTTTTGTCCGGTGCCGAAGCAGGTGGTGTTTCTGGAGCGGGCGCGGGCCTTGCGGAAGGCGTGGGCGGTGGCGCACGCGGGGCTGGAGAGCGAGCACGAGTTACCGGCCACGCGGATTCTGTATGGGGGGGCGGCGGGGGCGTCGAAGTCGTATGGGCTGCGGTGGTCGCTCTACCGGGACTGCCTGCTGCATCGGGACATGAACTGTCTGTTGCTGCGGCGCACGTTCAAGCAGTTGAAGGACACGCACCTGCGGCAGATGGAGCGCGAGCAGCACCAGATCGGCGCGAACTACCTCTCGGGTGATCGCGAGATGAAGTTTCCGCAGACGGGATCGCTGATTGTCGCGGGGCATTGTGAGAGCGATGTCGATGTCGAGCAGTATTTGTCCACCGACTACGATCGCATTGTCTTTGACGAGCAGGTCACCTTCAATGTCGAGCCGGCGCTGGAGATTATGTCGCGCGCGCGGACGCCGATGAGCAAGGAATCCATTTGGGCGGACGGCGGCGCGCAGGTGTGGGGCGGGACCAATCCCGGCGGGCGCGGCGCGCTGTGGGTGAAGCAGTTTTATATCGACAAGGAAGTGGATGCGGACAAGTATCCGAACTACCTGCCCGAGCTGTACGACTTCGTGCCGGCGTCACTCGCCGACAACCCGTATCTCGACCAAGGCTATCGGACCTCGCTGATGCAGTTGAGCCTGACGCGGCGGCGGCAGTTGCTCGACGGAGATTGGGCGGCCTTCGAGGGGGCCTACTTTGACTTCATGGCGACGAAGCATGACGCCCCCTGGCACGTCGCCGACATGGGGATCGCCGCATGAGAGCGCGGGATCTCCGCGTCGCGCTCGGATTGGATTGGGGCAACGCGAGCTTTGGCTGCGTGCTCTGGGGCGCGGCCTTGCCCGACGGCGACGTGAGCATCTTTGACGAGCTGAAATTTCGCCGCACGAGCGCGAAAGATGTCGCCGACGCCGTGAAGGCGAAGTGTGCCGACTGGAAACTGCTGCGCGTCCCCGTCGCCTACTGCGATCCGTCGCTCCTGCCCGCCAAGAAAGGCGAACTCGGCGAATGGATCGGTCTCACGCTGCAGCGCCACGGGATGCCGGTCGTGCGCGTGTCGAATGATCGCGTCAACGGCTGGCAGCGCGTCCACGAAGCGCTCGGGGTCTCGCCGAAGGGCACGCCGTGGCTCACCGTGCATCCGCGCTGCCGCTATCTCATTCGCACGCTGCCGCTCATGATCCAGGCCAAGGACAACCCCGAAGACGTGGACACCGACAGCGACGATCACGCCGCTGATGCGCTGCGCTATCTCTTAATGGGTGGCCTGCGTCCGTCCGCGCCTCGGAAGTCCACCGCGCCCGTCGTCCCCTATTCAATGGCGTGGTTCCGTCAACGCTTTGCCTCTGAGCCCGCTGGAGTGCTCGCCCCATGATGCCCCCTGGATCACAACCGCCGCCGGGTGCCCCGGCACCACCGCCGCCGCCGCCTCCGGTCGCGCCCGCCACCCCGCCCGCGGCGCCGCAAATGCTGCCGCTGTCACCGGAGGATCTGACGTTCTGGCGCGCGGAAATCACGCGCAGCCGCAAGCAGCGCACCGACGTGATCAGCCAGTGGGACGTGCTCGGCAACTTGGAGCGCTACACGCCCAAGACCGTGATGGACGGCCAGAAGGTGGACGGCAAAGTCAACATCGCGAAAGATTTCTCCGATGTCGAACGCAAGAACGCCGCGCTGTTCTTCAACACGCCGACCATTGCGCTCGTCCCTGACCCCGGCACCAATCAGCAGGCGCTGCTCCTCCATCAGGAAGTGATCAACGGGCTGCTGTCCTCGAAACGCATGGACGTGATGGCGACGGTCAGACCGACGATCCAGAATTGCCTCGTCGCGATTCAGCCGGTGATGACCGAAATCAGCTACCGCGCCGTGTCCGTGAATGTCGATCAACAGCAGCCCGTGATCGATCCGATGACCCAGCAACCGCAGATCGATCCGATGACCAACCAGCCCGCGCTGCAGATCCAGAGCGTGCCCGTGATCGTGTGGGAGCAATTCAGTTGGCAGACGCTCAGCCCGCGCGCGGGCCTGATTCCCGTCACCCAGCGCGATTCCAAATACGACCAGGGCGCATGGATCGGCTACGACTTCCAGAAACCGACCTCCCAGATCCGCACCGAACACCAGTTGCCCGAGGACTGGACTGGCGCGGCCCTGACTGACAAACCCTATTTCGAGCCGCTCGGTGAACAGACCGACGACCACGAACCAATGGCCGGCGGCGCGCGGATCTGGTACCGCGCCAGCTTCCGCGATCCCACCGTCTCGCACCCCGAACTGATCCGCGAATTGGTGCTCGCGGAAGGCCAGGACGAGCCCCTGGTGCACCGGGATTGCCCCTGCCAGGCCATTGGCCCCGATGGGCGGCTCACGCCCGACTCGATGATCGGCTACCCGCTCCATCCCCTGGCCCTGCGCGATCTCACGGACTCGGCGTACTGCGCCGCCGACTGCACACTCACCGGCCCGCTCACGCGCGAGCTCAACACCTTCCGCACCGACATTATTCTCCGGCGCGACGGCTCCAAGCTCCACATGCTGATGGATACCTCCCGCGTCAATCCCGAAGTCCGGGACAAGATCGAAGCCGGCGGCCGGCTCCCGAAGATGATCCCCGTCGAAGCCGGCGCGCTCGATGCCGGGGCCGATAAGATCATGGTGCAAGTCCCGACGATCACCCTCGGCCGCGAAAGCTATACCGGCCAGGACATCATCGAACGCGACCGCGCGCAGATCCTCGACATGGACGCCAATCAGGTCGGCGCGGGCGGCTCGTCCAAGACGGCGACGGAAGTCTCGACCGTGCAGCGCAACGCCGACGCCCGTTTCGAGCAGGAACACACCCGCGCGCAGGAATGGTTCCTGCGAGGCGTGCAGAAAGTCTCCGCGCTGGTCCTCCGCTACGGCGATCGGATCGCGGTGGAGATCCTCGGCCCCGAACGTGGCGCCGCGTGGAAGCAGGCGCGCGACGGCGGCCAGTTCGGGCGCTTCTCCTGCGAAGTCGTGATGGACTCGGGCAGTTACATCGACATCGAAGCCAGAAAACGCCAAACGCTACAGCTCTACGAGATGACCGCGAAAGACCCCTCGTTGAATCGAGGCGTGGTGCAGGCTCGTATGGCGACCGACTTCGGCCTTGATCCCGGCCAGTGGATCGTCTCGAAACCACCCGAACAAAAGCCCGAACCGCCCTTTCCTCCCTCC